AAAATTTGGAACAATTAAGATTAAATTTAGAAGATCAAATAGAAAAACTCCAAAATAACAGCCCCGAAGAGCAATGATATATGTAAAAAACAAAGAGCTTAAAAGAGCTTTACAAGAAAGCAAAGAAGGAGGACAACTCACGTCTGAAACTGTGCAAATGTTTACCTTAATAGTAAACGGAATGTCTAAGACACATTCATACAGAGATCAAGAAGATCGTGAAGATTGTATCTCATCAGGATTAGAGGATCTAATCAAATATTGGAACAGATACGATCCAGCAAAATCAGATAATCCTTTTGCATTCATTTCTCAGATAGCACACAACGGAATGAAGAAAGGATGGAAAAAAATTCATCCACCTAAAGCTCCCAAAACTATACCATTTTCAAGAATCGTAAGAGAAGAAAATTCCAATTATAATATATAATTGTGAATGGATATCAAAAAACTCAAACCGAACGGTAAATGGAAGTCGGGTAAATACTACCCAACCAATCCAGAAAAGTATATTGGTGATATCCATAATATAATTTATAGAAGCTCCTGGGAACAAAGATTTTGTCAATATTGTGATATTAATCCCAATATAACTAAATGGAGCTCAGAGCCTACTGCTATTCCTTATTGGAGTCCAATTGACCACAAAGAGCATAAATACTTCGTTGATTATTATATTCAAGTAGCTAAAGGTGATAAATTAGAAAACTGGTTCATAGAAATAAAACCAGAGGATCAATATGCTTTACATATGAGGCCTAAAGAACCTATAGGAAATCTAACAGAGAAGAAAATAAGAAGCTATAATGAAAGACTTAAAACTTGGATCACAAACAGATGTAAGTTTGAAGCAGCAACAAGATTTGCAGAATCTAGAGGTTATAAATTTGGAGCTATAAATGAAACCTTTATAATGCGATGAAACCATTTAAAACACAATTCGAGGATTATAAATTATCAATATCTGGTCTTTCATCATTAGCAGAGCATTCTTTTATGCACTGGTTTAAAACATTTGTAAATACTAAGAGCGAATTTAATCCATCTAGCTTCTTACAAGGTAAAGTTTATTCTTTCGAATATAATGATCAACTAGAAAAACCTAAAAGCTATATTAATAGAAGACCTATAGTATTCTTTACTGGTTTTAAAGGCTATGAAGATAGATCCATATTTTATGGTATAGATTTAATATTATTGTCCCCGCAATTTAGAATACCTTTCTTTACAAGAATCCAGAGTGTTTATCAAGACATTATAGAAAAGAACCAAGAAAAACTTGATAAAGGAGAACTTAAATCGCAGGTTCAATTAAAAACAGATTACGAAACTTTAGACATAATACTTAAAGGTATTAATTATAAACATGCTTATAGAGCATGGGATTTAAAAAAAGTTCGTGACGTTGTGGAAATTCCTTATGACGATTGGACTAGAATAGTATATCTTGATACCAGGTCAATTGAAGGGACCCCGCTAAATGAGATATATAAGAAAAATTTACAGATCTAATGGCTGGATTTACAGACGATAAAAAAACATTCTTTAGTGCTATTGTAGATAGCGTTAAAAAAGTAGGCAGCTTTGGTATGTCTTACGAGGATCTAGTGATTAAAAATTCACAAGCAGTAGGTGTGAGTGAAGCACAGTTTCTCCAAAAAGGAGGTATTAAAGATGAAGCTTTCTTATTTGGTTTAAGAAGAGCAGATACCACGACTAAACAGTATATAGCTTATTTTGATAAGGACTATAAAAACAAAAGACATTATCTACAAGGATTTGCACAGAATCCAGAGATTGAATTTATTTTAGATACTATCTGTGATGAAGCAATAGTTTATGATGAAAGAAATTTTTGGGCTTATTTCTCATTCATGCAGCATGATGATGTTGACGAAGAGGCATACGATAAAGTACAAAAAAGATACAAAGAGGTTTATAATCTTTTTGGATTTAATCAGGACATTCTAGCTTGGCATTTATTTAGAAAATTCTTATCTGATGGTATATTATCATTTGAAATAGTTTTTGATAAGAAAGGTAAAAATATAGTGGGTTTTAAGGAATTAGATCCTGCTTCACTTGTACCAACAGTGGAAGCACAGCCCGATGGATCATTCATAGACATATGGATACAATATCCAGATAATCCATCTTTGACTAGAAAGCTTTATGATTCACAGATAATTTATATAAGTTATGCTAAGGGTGGTGGTACAGCAGGTAGGGTAAGTTATACCGAGAGATTAATTAGATCTTTCAACTTACTTAGAATAATGGAACACACAAGAATCATTTGGAACGTAATGAATTCTTCTTACCGTATGGCAATGACCGTTCCTATTGGTACTAAATCACCACAGAAAGCTAAACAGACACTTGGTGAGTTAATGTCAATATACAAAGAAGATATTAGATTAAATACCGATAGTGGAGAATTATCAGTAGACGGTAAGCCTAAAATACAATTCTTCAAAAATTATTTAATGCCTTCTTCTCCAAACGGAACGCCTGATATTCAGCCTTTAGCTGGAGCGGGAGATGCTACTGCATTCTCTGATACCACAGTATTAAAATATTTTGCAAACAAATTAAGAATGGACTCAAAGATCCCTGCTACAAGATTTGGTAGAGAAGAATCAGGATCGGAAGGTACAATTACATTTACTGCGGAAGGATTAGATCAAGAAGAAATTAGATTTGGTAAATTCATAAACAGACTAAGATCGATATACCAAGAGATTTTAATGAAGCCGCTATGGGTTCAATTCTGCTTAGATTTTCCTAATCTAAAAAATGATTACATTCTAAAATCTGAATTTGGTTTAGACTATGTTAAAGAGAACATGTTTAGAGAAGCAAAGGATATGGAGGTAATGGCAGCAAGAAAAGATCAAGTTATAAAAGTATCAGGTCTACTAAATGCAGAAGGAAAAAAATACTTCAGTATGGATTTCTTAGTCGATAGATTCTTAGGAATGAATAACCAAGATATTTCTGATAACAAAAAAGCTAAGGAAGAAGCTGCTGAAAAGAAAAAAGAAGCTGAAGGAGCAACTGGTGGAGCTGAGGGAGCAACTGGTGGAGCTGAAGGAGCAACTGGGGGAGCTGAAGGTGAAGCACCAGCTGAAGGCGGCGATGAATTTACACTATAAAAAAATATATGGCAGGATTTCTAGATAATATTGGAAAATTTAATCCTAATATCTCAAGGATATTAAAATCAATTAGTGGTTTAGGATCTTTTGGTATGGAATACAAAGACATGGTAATTGAAGATTCCATGGCAATAGGTATTTCTGAAGCTAATATGAGAGAAAGATTTGGATTCTCCGGAGACGATGAGGATTTCATTTATAGTATAGCTGCACAAGATACGACTAATAAAAAATATATTGCATATTTTGATAAAGACTATCCAGTCAAAAGAGATTTTCTTAGAACATTTGCTTTAAATGCTGAAATAGAATACATCTTAGACACTATTTGTGATGAAGGTATAGTATATGATGAGAAGAACTTCTTCTGTCATCCTTCAACCATTAATATGGAGTTAAAGGACGATGTACTAAAATCTTTAAGAGGTAATTTTAGAAAACTTTATGTACTTCATAATTTCTGTAACGGAATAACAGGGTGGCAATATTTTAGACAGTTAATCGTTGAAGGATTCTTAGCATTTGAAATAATATATTCAAGTGACGGAAAAGAAATCGTAGGGTTTAAAGAATTAGATGCTGTGAGTCTTACTCCTGCTGTAGAGAAAAAGGCTGACGGTACAAGAGAAACTATATGGTGGCAGTACTATGGTGAAACTACTAGACAGAGAAGATTACTGGATGCACAGGTTATTTATATTTCATATTCTAAATCCAACTCAGTTTCAAGAATATCCTATACCGAAAGATTAATCAGATCTTTCAATTTACTTAAGATTATGGAGCATTCAAGAATTATCTGGAACGTAATGAATGCACAGTATAGAATTAAAATGACAGTTCCAATTGGAAGTAGAGCTCCGCAGAAAGCCAAAGAGACTTTAGGAGAACTTATGTCAGTTTATAAAGAAGATATTAAACTTGATACTACATCGGGGGAATTATCTATAAATGGTAGACCAGATTTACAATTCTACAAGAATTATCTTTTTCCACAAAGTGGAGGCGAATCAGTAAAAGTTGAGACTATTAACGGACAAGGACCTAACTTAAATGTTATGGATTCTGTGGTTTATTTCTATAATAAATTAAGACAAGATTCAAAAATACCATATAATAGATTCTCTTCCAGATTTGGTGTTAGCAGTAGCAATACATTTAAAGCAGGTGCAGATGGTGCAGAAAGAGACGAAGTCAGATTCTCTAAATTTATAACAAGATTAAGATCAATCTTTCAGGAGATTATGATTAAACCGTTATGGATCCAAATGTGTTTAGAATTTCCGCACCTTAAAGACGATGCAGAATTTAGAAGCCAGATAGGTGTTAAGTTCGAAAGTGATAACATGTTTGGTGAATCTAGAGAGATTGAGCAGCTAATCAAAAAAGTTGATTTTGTTACTTCTCTAGGGGAAATAAAAGAGACAATAAACGAAGAAGAAGTTCAATATTTTAATCAAGATTATCTTATTGAAAGATGGTTAGATCTTTCTAATGATGATATTAAAATGAATAAATTCTACGTTAAGAAAGCAGAGGAACAAGGAAAAGAAGCAGCAACAGGAGCAACAGGAGCAGAAGCTGGAGCAACAGGAGCAGAGCCAGAAGCTGGAGCAACAGGAAGTGAAGAAGCAACTCTTTAAGAAACTTAGTATTTTATAACAAGTATAATAATAGAAATCGTTTTTATTATTTAGTAGGTATTTCTACATTTGTTTAAAATATATCGGATGCAAAAAGAACTTAAAATTTTACTGGAAATTGAATCCTCGACAGGAAATGGATCACAAAAGATCAAGCAGGATCTAATTAAAGATAACTATTCTAAAGAGCTAGAATATCTTCTAAAGGTTGCTTTAGATCCTTTTCTAACTACAAAATTACACAAACTTGAGGTTTTAGAAGAAAGCCCTTACCTAGTTTCGGATGACGAGAATATATTTGAAAGATTTAAGGATCTAACAGAAAGGCTTTTTATAGCACCAGCTGCAAATGATAAATTCAGAGAAGAAGCTTTCGAATTAGTCAATTGCTTTCCTCTTTCATTAGATGAAAGAAAAATCCTATGTAAAGTAATAACTAAAAGATTAAATATTGGAATAGGTGCTAAGCTTATTAATAAATCTTTCGGTAAGGAAGTTATTCCTGATCCCAGTTTAATGCTAGCACAAGATGACGAAGACGAAATAAAAAAATGGAGTCATATTATCTGTGAAGAAAAATACGATGGTGTACGCGTAATAGCTTTTGTATCTGGAAACGAAGTTAAATTCTATACAAGAGCATTTAACGAAATACCAAACCAATATTTGGAGAAAATAGGAAACGAATGTCTGACTTTAATAAAAAATTCAGGATTACCTGGGGATTGGTTCTTTGATGGTGAATTAACAGATCTAAATAGAAAGAGCGTCTCTGGAAAGGTCACACAAATGTTGAAGGGTAAACCTATGAATTCCATAGGGGATGAGCTAATCTATAATGTATTTGATTTGGAAGATGCAGATACTCTTAAGACCGGTAAAGGTATCATTCCTTTTAGTATCAGAAGGTCTACGCTAGAAGGTGTTTTTAGTACATATAAGACGACTTCACTTACCCTTGCAGATTCTTTCTTGACTACAGAAAAAGAAGACATCTACGCTTACTATAAGAAGATCGTAGATAATGGAGGTGAGGGTGTTATTCTTAAA